AATCCCCAGTCCCACAATCCCCATCCCCAATTTTTCATTTATTATTAATTTTTAATATTTTTTATCTTTATTTAAATAAATTAAATCTACATCAATAATGCTAAATGTTTTATTTAAGTAGTAAATTGCCTTTCGATAGATTTCAATATATTATCAAATTTATTTAAATCTTCTTCTATAAATAGGGAATCAGGTTTATATCCTTCTAATTCTGAAAATTGATTTTTGTCTCCAAATCCAAAAAAGTGAAGCTTAAAATTCATTTCTTTAAATTCTTTAATTATTACTTTATTTTCTTCTTTTTTTTGTAAATCATCGTGATTTCCCCCATCTGTAAAAAATAATAATCTTGTTAAAATAAATTCTTTAGAAATAATCATTCTTTCAGCAGATTCTTTGGCTAATTTAAACGCTTCGTTATATTTAGTATCATCAGTTTTTATTTTATCTATATCCTCTCTTTTTACCTCAAATTTATTTTTACTCTTTTTAATTTCTTTTGCATCTTTTCCAAAAAAGATTAAGACGATTTCACTTTCTTCATTATCTTTTTGTATTTTTAGAATTTTATTTGTTGTTTCTATTAAAGAATCATAATGAGCCTTCATAGACCCGGAAACATCTAAAATAAATATAGAATAAATAGATTTCATTTGATACCAATCTTTATATAATTCATTACTAATACTTTTATTAATTTTTGGAACAAAAAATTCATATCCCTCTTTTCCTATAGTATTGTCTATTAATTCTTCTATTCTTCCTAACCAACAAGCTATACTAATAATTAATTTTCCTGTTCCTTTGTTTGTAAATTCATAAAAAGCAGAAGTGAATCCTCCATGAACAACAATAGGTCCTCTATTATATTGCTTTAAAGGATCAATTATTGGATCATAATATAGAATAAATGGTTTTTCTTTTTGTTCATCTGTTAAATAAGCAAATGGAATAAATGGTTCATAATTATTACTATTATCCTTTGCTTTCGCATAAGATAAAGTTATTCCTTCATTAAAAAATTCAATTCCAACTCTCAAAGAAAATCTTTTCGCATCTTTATTCCCTGGAGGTGGCAATAAATTCATAGAAGGAAATGAAGCATTTTTTGGTCCTATGTCTTCCCTAACATAAATATTTGGATCCATACCACTTTTTCTCACATAATTTCCGCCCATTTTAAAATTAGCACCTTCTTTATTTATTTCATCGAATTTTAAATATTTAGATAAAAGTAAATTTGCCTCAAAGGTAAATGGCTCATTATCACAAAATAATAATAATGCTCCTCCTTTTTTATTAAATTCGGCAACTGTTTCCAAAAATGGAATTAGCTCTTTTTCATTATCATTTTTTGTAACTTCTCTTTTGAATCCTCTTCTTTCTTTATTATCACTGTCATAAATAGATTTTCCTCCTTTAGGATAATCTCCACTTCCATCACTACAAAATATCCATGTTTCTAAATACTGCCAGTTCTCTTTAGCTTCCATGATTACTGATTCTTGGTACTCGTCGCCATAAACTTTGTAGGCTATGTAATCCCATGTATCACCTTCAGCTGTTATGTAATAATATCCGCCCATTTCTTAGCTCCTTATACTCCGAATGCTGTTCTTGCGTTCTCACGCATATAATCATTCATCATAGTTCTAAATTCTTGCATTGACATTCTAAGTCCTGACTGTATCTCCTCTGAGGTTGCGCTACCGCTTGCATAAACAGTAGGGCTAAACTGGATAGCGACATTGGATGAATTGTTTGTTGTCTGGCCTAAGCTATTCATTAAAGCCGTGTCTCGTCCGCCACCTATCAATCCCATGCGTGCGCCTGTTTCATACCATAAGTCTTTTGACCTTGCCGCATTATTAATAGGAATGATTGCTTCTGATGAACCATCCTCTGCAACTCTTGTGAGAATTTCATTATCGTATATGCCACCTAACGCATTCTTTTTAGCTTTGCTATAGTTCGGACTATAATAAGCACTTGAATTAATAACCTGCCCCTTGCTATTCTTTAAGTCTGGCAATCCTGTTTCTGCATTAATGGTGATTTTTGAATTAACAGTAAATTCGCCTAGCTCCCTGTCTAAAATATCATCTATGTTGTTTGCTAAATCACTGATTATGCGGTCGATTTCTTCCTGTGACAATCCAGCTTGCTCGCCCATAGCTTGAACTAACTCTATAGGTATTGCCTCACCATTTTCGGCAGCTTTCCTTATAACTTCTTTGTATTCTTCGTTGTTTAGTGCTTGATTAGCTAAATAGTCATATACATTGGTGTTGTCATAAGCCATTATCTGCAATTCTTCAATTCGATTAATTTCATCAATTACAGCTTGATCTACAAGCTTTCCTTCTGCTGCAAGCTGATTTCTGTAGTTTTGGAGTTCTTCGAGTCTATCTGATAATCCATCCGTTAAACCTCTTACGGCATCTCTATCGTCTACATTTGAGAAATGCCCTAAATAGTACCACATATTGTCAGGGTCAAAATCGCTCTTGCCGTATAAATCGAATATATTTTTTATTCCGTTATCAAATGTTTCTTGCGTACTTCCTATTTCATCCGAATATTGACTTGTTATTGTTCCTGTTTCCGCCGCTGCAACTGAAGCTACATCTTGTGCGCTGTTGGCATAATAATACAGTGTTGCAAGTTCTTTTTCCTTGTCAGCATCCGCTTGGGTCATTGAATGTGAACGAACTGCTGCATCTAATTCGCTTAGTCTCTGTTCGTATGCATCTTTTCTTGTGCCTAGCTTTTCTTCTAATGCTTCCGAATTTTGTTCCTGCATTTCTTGGAAAGTCTCTGGTGTAAGCTGTCCAAGTAATGCATCTGCCGTATTTGCTGCAAGTGCTGAAGAAAAATCTGTATCAGCTATTTTTTGTTGGATTTCGAGCAATCTCTGTCTAGCCTGATTAATCTTTTTCTCTTCTATCTCGTCTAATACTCCATCCGCAAATGCATCATTTAAGACTTCTGATAATTTTGCACCTGCGTTTTGAGCTTGACCTTCCATGCGATTGTAAAAATTATTTAATCCAGAAACCTCATATCCATCGCCATATAGTATTTTGTCTGTAAGACTTGATTTATATCTGGCTGTCTCAATATAACTTTGCACATCACTAATAAGAGACTCAACATCAGATTTATACGTCTGCATTTCATCTTTAGACATTTCTATTCCCATGTTGATTTTCCAGTTCGCCTTATCTATATCTGCGTTTGTCTTTTTGATATTTTTGTCTAAATCTTCCAGCTCGTCATTTTGTTTATCGTATGCATCGTATAAGCCTTTAAGACCTTTGTACGCTAAATTTTCAGAGGCTTTTTCGATTTCTTCCATGGACAAAGCAATACTTCCGAAATGCTCATCAAGATTAGCGTCAATCATCTCCTTGTGAGCCTTTTCCGCATTGTTTTTTAGAATTGTATAGCCTGTGTATAATGCGGTTACGGCTGCAACTGCGGCTGTTAATACTTTAAGTGGTGTCGGGAGTGCCATAAACGTTGTGTACATCCTTGCGAGATTTGCTATACCTGTTAATGCAAGTTGTCCTACTGTCAGTCCTTTTATTAAGTCAAATATCGTTCCGCTATTATCAACGGTGAACTCTATTAGATTTAATAATCCTTCTGCTCCGTTTTCTGCGAACTCACCTAACTCGTTAATCATGTCTTTAATTTCATAGCTATGCTTCTCTCCAAACTCGTCAATCATTTCAATGATTGCTGGCATCTTAGCTGAGAACTCATTTAGTAAATCTTTTGCATCATCTCCAAAAGTTTCACCTATTCCGATTTTCATATCATCAACTGCACTAATCCATCTCTTACTTGCAGCTGCAAGTGTATCTGTTGCAGTGGCATTCATTGTGTCTAAGTCGCCTATAGAGTTTTCAATCTCTGCATCTAATTTGCCCCAGCTCGATTCTGCTATTGATGCTCCATCTTGTAGGGATGCCATAAGATAGCTTAACTGCGATGCATAACGAGTACCTGCAATAAGTCTTAAAGCGGACATTTTATCTTCATCATTTAAGCCCTCCATTGCCTCGCCTATGGCATATAGAGTTTCTTCTAAGCCTATAAAATTTCCCTGTGCATCATAAACAGATACACCTATTGCATCTAATCCTTTTCGTGCCTCTGGGTTTGCACCTATACGTGTGAGAATAGAATTTAAGGCTGTTCCTGCCTTTTCTGCTTTGATACCATTTGAACCAAGTACACCGATTGCAGTCATTAATTCATCAAGTCCAAAGTTACTATTAAAGTCCATGTTTGCGCCAAGAGTTACTGCTGCGCCACCAGTCTTGATAAGGGATTCCATAAGCATTTCAGCTGTGGTGTTTGCATTATTGTTTGTGGCAACAAGCATATCCATGTACTGGGTCAAATCTTTGACTTGTAACCCTACTGCGCCCAGGGAGTCAGTAACCAAATCTGATGTCACCTGTAAATCTGCCCCCGTAGCCTCTGCAAGTCTAAGCACTGGCATTAAGCCTTCTATGGATTCATCCACGCTCCATCCAGCAAGAGCCATATAGCCCAGGGCTTTTGCTGAGTCCTCGGCTGTAATAGTCGTGGTTCTTCCAGCTTCTCGTGCGGCAGTTGTCATTCTTTCAACTTCGCTTACTGATGCACTAGCAATAGCTGCAGTGTCTGCCATAGCCTGCTCAAAAGATGTATAGGTTTCTCCAATATCTGTAATGGCAGCTCTGGCAACATTAAAGCCTTGTCGGTAGGCATTTAACATAGTTCTGGTAACTGAACTAGTCATGCCAGCGAAACGCTCAATAGAGTAGTAACTTTGTGTTACCGCTTTATCTAAAGAGCCATCCTTTTTTCCGCCTATGATAACTTCTAGCTTTGCCGTTGCTTTACCCATTATTACTTGTCCTCTGTGTTTGTTTGTTGATTTCTTCTACTAGATTTAAAAATTCACCGATTGGTAATTCTCTAAGATACTGTAATGAGGTGGACATTCTAAGTGACACTCTAACAGTAAGTGCCCTCAGATTGTCTACATAGTCCTCGCCCACCCCTAGAACAATAAAAAATACAATTTGATTGTGCTTCGCACATCCTCAAAATTAGACCACTTCATATTGCTAAAAAACTCTATCGGTAGTCCTGTTGCTCTCATAGCAACGTGTTTGATGTATATGCTATCATCAAACTTATTGCCTGTAATTCTATGGTTCATGCGTTGCATTACCCTATCAAGGTATTCTGCATCGCTTTGTGTCATATCCATTAAGCCTGATAAATCAAGCTCTTTATATTCTTTTCCTTCAAACACATAAGGTAGTTTGAAACGAACTTTATATGAAAAATCTTGTCTTGCCTGTTCGTATGCTTTGTCTACCTCATCTTCGTTATTAATATCTGAGGCTGCCTCTAGCTTTGCCTCTTCCTCAATCTTGTTGTCATTTTCTATAATATCTTTGCTCATCGCATTCTCCTTATGTTTAAAAGCAAATAGCCAGGGGCTATAAAGCCCCAGGCTAAAATATTAAATTTCTAAATCAGATTAGAGATATTATCAACAACATCTGTGCCGTTGATTTTGCAAATACCATTAATCTTGTCGATTTCGGTAATTACCTCTCCGTCGATTTCCTCTTTGTAGTAGGTTACTTCCTTTGTGATGGAAGGATTGCCGTAACCATTCTTCTGCAAAGAGCCATAGTTAATAGCCTTTGTCATTCCTTTTACAGTAATGACACGACCTTTGTATTCCTTAGCTCCTGTATCTTTGTTAATCATTTCCTGAGCTGCCCTCATAATAAGAGGTATCTGGTCATTTCTGGCTAGATCGATATTCTCTCTTGAAATGTTTGAGAAAGGAATTTCGATTGTAGACGACTGAAGCTGTCCTGCTGATGGGTCGTCAATCTCCCCTGCCATTCCAGCCATATTAAGTGTCTCTGACACGTACTGGAAATTAGGTAATGTAACCTCGGCAGTAACTCCAAGGAGCTTTGAACTCTCTGAAGCTGTGCCCTGATACAGATTAAAATTGTTAATCTTTCCTGGTATATAAGACATTTATTATTCCTCCTCTCCTGTTAATGCTCTTTCGAGTACTGATGAATCCCATGTGAATACGTTCTCGATGTATTCAATTGGTGTCCAATCAGCATATCTTGTTCTGAAATGATAGCGTCCTTCTAGCACCTCTGACATAGGATTGTCTGATGCATTGAATACAATTTCAGCACCTGCAAGGGTATCTCCAATTAATGCGTTAAGTGATGCATTATAGTTAGAAACGATTGACTGAATACGCTTTGTTGAGCCATTGCGCCCAACTGTTGAAAGATACTCTGTCTTGAATCTATTCTCTAAGTAGTTAGAGACATTGACACACTTGATAAAGCGGTCATTAGGGTCTGTATCATCTGGATAAGCTGCTGTGTTGTTGCCCCAGAACTTCCAACCACCAAAGTAAACGCAAGTAGCAATGCCTTTAGCATTGAGGTAGTCGTTACATTCCTCGGTAGTAAGGTGAATTTCTGTTCCATCTGCCAGGCAGACAGCAGAAATCATTGCTTTTGTGTTATCTGGTGAGTCTGAAGGTACATTGCCATCTCTTGCGCACATATACTGCAGTAATGCGCCAGCAAGGGCAGACATTGACATCACTGTGTCGTCAACCTTTACCATAGGCCAGCATGGCAATAACCATCTTGAAGCAAGCCCATTTGCTTTCTTTGCTGCAAATACGTTTGCATAGTTCTTTACTGTACTTGACTCAATATCAACAATCGCAAGAGCGTTTGTCAGGTCTCCTGCAAGTTGTGCCTTGTTTTCAAGTGCTGTAGCTACTGCTGCATTCTCTGAGAACTTAGGTGCTAAGATGTATGATGCAAAAAGTCCAGTTGTTGAATATACTTCATCAATCAGTTCGATTCCTGTTCTAACATTGTTAGCGTCAAGACCGCCTATGATATCTGAAGCTGTCACCCCTGCTGGATTAAGCTTTGCGTATGCAACTGTAATAGAGGTTACATTTTTAAGCGCACCATCAGGTGTTACTGCTATTGCCAGATTTCCGTCTGCATCAATTGATGCTACATAGTCTGTGCCTACTGTTGCAGCTTCCCCTTCGTTTGTAACCACAACCTCAGCAAGCAAAGCTCCCTTGTCCTCGATTGTTACTGCGCCACTTGTCAATGTGTACTGCTTTCCTGCAACGGCTGTCTTGTGGGTAGCCTGTGATGGGTCTAGCACATTGATACAAATAATTGGCGCAACTGCAAATTTCTTGAATGCAAGATATGCAGCCTGAGCAAGTGTGTAGCTTGCGTAATCGGTTGTTTTACCGAAGTACTTTTCAAATTCACTCATCGAATGAATTGCGATTGGCTTATTGACAGCACTAGCTGGATTGTCCAGAGTATTAACTGGTGCTATACCTACGATGCACTGGATGCCGTATGTTCCAACACTAGGATCTACGCTTATTGATGTATCACGGTCTGTTGCGATTCCATGTAAATAAGACATTGATTATTCCTCCTTTGAAATAGTTTTTATTGTTTTTTCATACGCTAGGAACAATAGACTTCCCTTTGTATGTAGTTCTTTCTTTGCTGATACTATGTTGTCTAGGTCAACAAACAAGTATCTCGATAATGGTTCAACTTTTTCAGCCGCTGCCTTTATAGCCTCTGGCTCATAGTTGAATATCTGATTAGCTCGGGTTATGCCTTCTAGTTCGGGTCCAATGTATATAATCATAAAAGTTCCTCCACACCTCTTACATATTCCACGTCTTTAAATTTCCAATCACAGATTAAAGCCGCTTCGTAATAGTTTGGGTAGCTTTCTTGATTCCATCTCTTTTTCCCAGACTTTGGAACTAATTCAGCTTCCCCTTCTGCTATATTGTGAGTTTTAAAATGTTTCCATAACTCATTCATGAAACTTGCTATAATGATGTGTCCTTGTCTATCGTCCTCGTCTAGTTCAATAGAAACTATGAATTGCATCTCTACAGTCCAGTAGCCTTCGCTATCCAAGTCCTCGTCATTGATAATTACAATGACATAGTTTTCTAACTCATCATCATTTTCATCTGTCTTGTAGGGTTTTTCCTGTCGGTACACGTTCCAGTTTTTCCAGATTGCATCACCTTTCACATAAGGTTCTTCAATCTCTGGATTATCTATAGGGGTTCTACCTGGCACCGCCAGTCCGTGATTAGCAATGAGTTTTTCTACTTCCTTTGCAAGAATTTCTTGCAATTCTGTATCAACCATTAATTACCCTCCAAAACTCTTTCTGTCTCATGCTGTAGTCTTTTCAAAAAATATGCCTCAGTTTGCTCTTTAATTTCTTTCCATACTTCTGGTTCTGAAATACCTTGAACCATGGCGGGTCCTGCAACACCTCGGATAGGATATCTTTCGGGTCCTAGTCTAGTGAAAAGAGCGTACTTTTCTTCCTTTTTTCCTATCTGTACAAAATACTTAGGACTCTTAGAAAATTTCACATTTGGCTGCCCTTTTTCTGCATGACCTGAATATACTTTCGGTGGACGTTTCCCCTCGCTTGTAGTGCGCTGCGGTCTGACAGTCTGCTTGCCGCCAGTCCATTGTCGAAGGTTTATAAATTTTGATTCATATTCCAAAATTACCGAAGGGTACTGACTTCTTCGATTATGAAATGAATCGTTAATCATTTTCGAGCCAGCTTCATAGTGCTTCTTTAGCTCATTTCTGATAACCCTCTTCGCTGTTGGTTCTGACCTTTTGGCGGCTTTATAAATAATAGAATTAGTTTTGCCTTGCAGCTCTCCTAATTTCTGTCTTACCTCTGAGTCGTCAACTGTTATAACAATTTGATTTCCTGTCATAGCTACACCTACATTTCAAAGTCACCTACGTACAAAATAGTTACGCCCTCAACTTTGTCGATATCCTGTATTAACATATTTTTTCCATCCAAACGAATATTGGCTCTTGCTGAAAGTTTGCGACTTAAATCGGCTGTTCTTATGTATATAACATGAGTAGCTTTATTTATTTCATGCTCCTTTGGATTAAGTGTGGAATGCATTAATCCATAAGACATCTTTCCTTCTGATTGGTCCAATCTAGTTACAACACACGTATAGGTTTTTCCGTCTATAGTATGCTCACTGGCGAACTCGTCTAAATCAAAGAAAACATTTTGTAAATCGTCTGCAAAACCTTCTTTAAAAGTCATTTTTATTCCTCGTTTGAATCAGTCTCTTTTTCCACCTGCTTGCCACCTTTGGACTTTCCTTTTTTGCTTTCGTCTTTAGGCTCAGGCTTTGGCTCATCCTTTTTGGTTATATATCCATGGTTGAGCATTCTTTTAATATCAGCCTCGGTGAGGCCTGTTACAGCCTCACCTATGGCAAATGTTCCATCAGAAGTAATTATCTGAGTGTTTGCAATATACATAAGCTACCTCCTAAGCAAGGGTATCTTCGCCGTATACATCCTTCTGGTATGCAATCACTGCTGCCTTTAATTCAGCGAGTGTGCCATCATCTGTGGTAAGCTTATCCATACCGATTGATGTTCCATAAGCTACTACTGCTGCTTTAGATGTAATAGCGTTAATCTCTGCCTCTGTCTTTAAAGTTGCATCTGGGTCTGGCTCATCATCTGTGACAGAATCCTCAGAATCATCTTTTCCAACAAGTGTTGTATAGATATTTGCAACAAGCCAGCCTTCCTGGTCCTTTGGATAAGGAACTGGGCGAGAGAACATCTGAACCTCTTTGATGGAATCAATCTCATTTACTACAACCCTAGGTACAATCTTTTCAGCGTATGATCTAAAGCTATCTCCTTCAACGAATGTAACCTGTCCATATACTGTTGTACCCATGCCAGGTGCAAGCATAGCGATTGTACCAGCTGGAAGAAACTCTTTTGTTGTGCCGTCAAGGTCAACAAACTGGTCATCATATACAAATACGTTGAACAAATTACCAGAAATGTTAAGTGTTCCTATATTGTCTACACCTTCTGGGGTAGCTACTGGATTAACATTTCCGATTTCTACACGTCTGAAATCGAAGAACTTTAAGAAATCCTTCTTTGTGTAGAGAAGCTTTGCAACATCACTTGTCATTACAAGGTCTGTTGCCTTTACACCACGTTTTCTGAGTACAGTCGCCATATCAAACAACTGACCCATCCAAGCCTCTGCATCGTCAAGCTCTGTAAAAGTAGTTCCTGTATTGCCTGGTACAGTCTGGAAAAGGTAAACATTGTTAAACTCATTCTCATAGAACTGAAGCAATTTAACCTGCCCCTTAGTTCCATTTGCTGCATCCTCAGCTGTGGCGAAATGCTTCATTGTAAGCTTTCCAGTAGTGATTACCTCTGTAGCCATTTCTTCATGTCTACGAAGAATCATGTTTCTACCTTCTTCCAGCTTCTCTGCCTCAACCTCGTTTTCTCTGTCCTCTGGTGTTCTGCCTGATTCAGCCGACTCGCCAAAAGCCTTCTTTTCAAGGTCTGCTGCTGTGATTGTGAACTTAGGCGCAATAAATGGTGCTTCTACCTGCTCCGCTCTGTAGCCTTCTGTTGTCATAGCGATACCGCCTACAACTGGCACTACATAAGGTGCGATTGTGCGTCCACCTTTCTTCATCTCAATAAGTGCTTTCTCTGAATAGAATGTTTTTCCATCAGGGAAGTATCTGTCCTTGAAGAACTGGCTGACTGGGTAAATCTTCTTTAATGTGTCAATAAGTACATAAGTATTCTTAACCATTTTTCAAAACTCCTTTCGATTATTTGAGATAGATTCCCTTGTTCTGCAGGGTAATCTTGGTTACATCTGTGAGTGCTGCGGCTGTTGCTTTAATTGCACTTGTTCTGAATGTTCCAGAAACATAGCAAGGAACAACAACTGTTTCCTCGTCACTTGCAAACTCTGTGTCCTCTGCAACAATTACAGATGCGTTTCCATTTGCCTTGTGAATTGTATATACACCCGATGCTTCATCGAGAAGCATTCCTCTTTCAAGTTTTCCTGTTGCCGAATCATTATTTGTAAAAATAATATTCTCAGCGTCTACTGGGTGCTTTGCATCATAGATAAGGTTGTCATTTTCAACCTCGTAAACTTCACCATTAAGTCTGCTCATTTTACTGTACTCCTTTCTTAGCATTGACATATGCAGCCATAGCGTCTGCCTGTGCCTGTTCTGTATTAGAATCATCGTCCATACCTGTGTTAGGTTCACCAATACCAACACTATCAACACCTGACTCTGCACTGTCTGCAATTGCATTCTGCATATATGCTGCTGCAACTGCGTTCCCCTCAACAAGTGCTTTGTATGCAAGCTCCTTGCCATCCACAATGTCCTCGTACTTTGCTTTTTTTAACATTTCCGAACTAACATTGTTGGCGATTGCATCGAGAGATTTCATTCTCTCCCGTTCTGCGTTTACTGCATCAGTTTTAGTCTGTGCAATTACCTGTTCATACTCAGCTTTTGCTTCTGGGTTTTCATTTAAAAATTCCTGTAATCCCATTGCTTTTGCTCCTTTCGTAGAATTTTCTATATCAGATACGGGAGATTCCGTAAACTGAACATTATTATTTGCATCCTCGGTGGTTGACTGCTGCACTTGTTCCTGCTTTAGTTGCATAATTATTTCAAGTGCCTTTTCCTCGCCACCCATCTTGTCAATGAATGCTTTGACAGTCATAAATGCTGTTGCCTTATCATCAGAAATTAATGGCATGGTTGATGCCGCTACTGATGTAATGTCAACTGAGCCACCTTGTTCTTCCTTGTCTGTCATTAGACCGTCGCAAAATCCATACTCTATTGCATCTGCTGGACTCATGTAGGTTGATTCATCCATAAGTCTTTTTATTTCTTCCCTTGCAAGCTTTGTCTTGCTTTCATAAGCATTGATGATACCTTCGCCAATGGCTTTTAAATCCTTGGATTCTTTGTCCATGTCCTGATAGTCACCCTCTGCATAGCCCTGTACATTGTGTATCATGTACACTCCTGCCTCAGAGATTAACACCTCATCACAAGCGCAAGCTATGAATGTAGCTGCACTGCAAGCCCATGTAATATGAGCGGTGACTTTTCCTTGGTATTTCTTTATTGCAGAATATATTTCATATCCAGCAACCACAGTTCCACCAGGGGATGCAATCTCTAAAACCACATCGTCACCAGCCGCTGACTCTAAAGCATTTTCGACAAGGCTAGGGCTAACTACTTCAATCCCAAACCATCTATACATAGCGGCTGTAGTGTCTGTGCATATCTGACCTTTTAGCTTTATTGTTGTCATTTTGTTTCCTCCTGTTTATTAAACACATCATTTACCATGGCTATTTTTGCATTCTCGGACTCTAACGCTCTAACGTTATCCTCAAAGTCGCTACCATTCATTGATGCCGCCTCGTCTTCTCTTGTCGAGAATCCGTTTTCTACTCTTGTTACGGCTGCGTTTACTTCCTGTACTGGGTTTAGGTGTCCAGGTGTAGGACCATTCCATGTACAAGCTGTGTATGCATTTCTAATCAATGGATCTATGAAAAAGCCTGGTGCATTAATTCTTCCCTTTGATACCGCCTCAGCAAACCACAGATTGTATACCTCTTGGCAGAACGCATTTACGAACCAACTTCTACGCATCCTAAAGGCTTTCCATGTTTCATTGATTGCGCCCTTTGATGCTGAAAAGCTTGCTTGAAATTGCTTTAGCAATACCTCTGGTGATATTTCAAGTGCTGCGCCTATCTGAGTAATAATAGATTTAACAAATACGTCATATCCATTATTAGGATGTGTACTTTCTACTGGTTTGATATCTTCGCCCTGTTTCAGGTAGTTTACTGTGCCAGTTCCTAAAGCAATCTGGTCAACCTCTTCATCTGCTGCCTGACTTGCTTCTCTAAGCTCTGCTGGTTCTTCCTCATCTACACCGCCAAACCCTGCGATATCATCGCCATTTTCTGTTGTGACGAAAATTGTAAACATTGAATTTACAATCGCTGCCATTATCTCGGCTTCGGTATACCTTGAAATCTGCTTTATACTTTGAACTACTGGTGCAAGTAAAGGTACACCTCTATATTGTTCTGCTCTTTCAGCATTGAATATGTGCAACACATTAGGGTTTCCGCTTTTTTCACTGCGCTTTACTACTCTAGTCCATTCTTTCTTACCGCTTCCTGACTCTTGCGGATTGATTGAGCATATATGATAAGCTACAACCTTACCTTCAGAATTGATTTCAATTCCATTCATAAGGCTATTGCCATTTGGCAATCTTTTGATAGTTCCTGAGAATGTACCACTTGAGCCATCATTGCAGACTCTATCTGATTCAATTAATTTAATTCTTAGTTGATATGGGTTGTTAATCTCTGGTGCTTTTGCATATTTGATTAAACAAAATTCCTCACCATTGACTAGCCAATCCCTAAAGGCTATCTGTTGTAGCTCATAAAAGTTGTTCAAATCTGCCGCATCGCATAATGTAGATTCAGCCCATAGCTTAAATTCCTTTTTAATCCTGCTTGTAAGTTCTGCTGCTTCATCTTTGCTGATGCCTAGAAACTCATAGTCAATCTTTGGCTTTGGTGTGAGTCCTGGTCCTACAACATTAGTTCTAGTAGCATTGACCGCTGCCGCTGCGATGGAACTGTTCATAGCTAAGTCTCTTGAACGTTCCCTCAGAGTTTTTCTGTTTGACTCTATATCGCTTACAGGTGAATAAGAACTAGCGTGCCACCTTTTAGCCCATGTAGCATTTCCGCTTGCTCCACCATGGGAGTAGCCTGAGTTTGTCAAATCCTCTAGGGCTGACATACGAGCTTGTATTATTGCTATCTTTGCCTCGTTTGCAGCTATTTTTTTCAGATTTTCACTTTTTATAAGTTCCTGTTTAATTTTTCTATTCTCGAAAAATCCCATATTTAACCTCTTAGCCTAGTGGAATAATGCGTCTGGCTGTTCTTCTTTTACTTGTTCCATGGTCTTCATAATTTGCTATTGCCTCATTGTATGCATCAAGTTCTGACTCTATACGTGACAAATTTGCTCTTGTCAGTTGTTGACCGCCTATAATATAGCTTTGTGCTCCACCTACAATCTTTTCCCATGCCGATTGTAGTAAGTCTCTATGGGAACAAGCTCTGTCATAATCTTTTTTATTTCTGATGATTACTCTCATAAAAACTCCTATAAATCTATAGCGTTATAAGTCTTTCTCTTGTTCACTGCCCTCTTTAAACCAGGTCTCATGTAATTAATGCCTTTATCCAGTTTCTTTTCTAGGACATCAAAATCTGGTCTTATTAAAATAGCCTGCACCAGGTTCTTCTATGGTTAGCCGATTGGTTATATCGTCCTTGCCAGAGTCAACACCTAGTATTTGAATTGCAGTCCTGTCAACGACTACATTCTTTCCATTGGGTCTTTCTTCTTTGATTTCAACAACTGTCTTTTTATGCAATAGTTGTAAATCTGGCTTTCCTGCATAGCCTTTCACAGCCCAACATTTAAAGCCTTTTTGTTTCATCTCTTTTGACCATTTGTAGACTTTGTTTGTATAATGGCCGCCTGAGTCTATACAAAATCCAGCAATATTTAGTTCGTTACCATTTTCAAAAGAAAATGTCTGACTCAAATAAGCCTCTAAATCTTGCCACACATCATTTTTTATTAAATCGCCGTATATCTCATTTTTATAGATTCCCCACGATTCATAGTTTCTCGCCCACCCTCGGATTTCTACTTCGAAGCGGTCGTCTTGCACATCTACTGAGGCTGTCAGAACCAATACACCCTCTGGCAAATCTGCTCCATATTTTTCAGCACGTTTTAGCATCTGGTCTTCGTTAGCAGTCTTGCTATCTACTGCATCCGTTTCATCCCACGTCTGCCCTAAAACTGTATTGACAAATACTTTTAAATCCTCTGTATCGTGGTAGGTTTTTAGCCTTTCGTTTGCGTCCTTAAAGTTCTCGACTATTTCTTCCCAGTCCACAAAAGGACTAGCAAGTTCATTCAATGTAAAGGATCTAAACTTTTTTCTTTCTGGTGCTTTTGCAATCCATTTATGTTTTGACTCTTTCCATTGCTGCTCTGTATGCAAAGCTCCGCAATGCTTACATACCATTTCAAGAGTCTCAAATTTTATTCTTTTGAAATCGTATTCTTGATATTCCCCACAGCTAGGACACATGACACACCACGTTTCCATAGTGCCTTTCAAAAAAGCCGTTTCTATATTCGACCTGCCCTTAATCGTTGGGGTGGATGTCTTAATATGCTTTTTGTTCCAGTAACTTGTCGCTCTTTTTTCTGCAAGCTTGATAGGGTTTCCTTCGCCACCTGCTGAATCAGGAAAACGGTCTACTTCGTCCATCCATATTATTCTTCGTGGGTCTGACGCAAGAGACGATGGACTATTAGCTCCAGCAATTGCAATTGAACCGCCAGGATATTTTTTAAGCATTAAAGTGTTGTTACTACTTTTTGCTTTTGCATCTGCAACTTTTTCATGCAATTGTGGAACGTCCTCTATCATCTGAGCGAATCGAGTCTTTGAAAACCTTTCGCCATCATTAAGAGTAGGCATTACTAACATTTGAGTTGTTGGCTCGTAGTCAATGTAATATCCAATTCCACACATTATGATTGTTGTTTTACCAACTTGTGCGCTTGACATGACTGCAACATCTGTTACCTCTGGGTCTGTTATTGCATCCATGATTTCACGTTGATAAGGAATAGAGTCTGAGTTAAACTTTCCAGCCTCATTACTGCCAGCTGGTAAAACCATATATCTATCAGCCCATTCAGAAATCGTAAGGGCTTCTTTTGGTCTGAGTTGTTTCGCAAGCTCGCACATATAATCTAAAGTGTGTCTGCTAACTTTACTCATCCTCTTCATCTCCTAGTGCTTGTATTTGCTCGTCCGTAACATTTACATAATCATCACTGTAAAAGTCGTTAGGGTTGTATGCTGCAAGCTCTGTAAGTGCCTGGCTGATTTCATCCTCTAATATCTGTTGTATCTGTACCCTGTTTTTGCCCTCCAGCTTTTTGGCAAGCTTTGTAGGCATAGCCGTCATTTTGGATTTAAACTTTGTAAACATATCAGTCATAACAGCTGATACGTCCTCCGACTTATGAACTTGTCCACGAATTAAAGCCAGTCTAATTTCTGAAATCTGTCGCTTGATATATTCGTGTCTTGCTTTTTCTTCGTTCAGGTTTAAATCTGTTGGTATCTCATTAACACTTTTGTTAGATAACTGCTTTACTTTTAAAAGTGTTATATAGTTTTTAATGCTTTCAAACAGAAGGTAATTTCCTCTGCTTTCTTTTTTCACAATTCCATCTGCCGTCAATTGGCGGATTCTCGAAGTTTTAAC